TTCCAGTCAGTGATATAACCACACTTAATAGAAGGTGCAGTTTCAAAAATTCTTTTCTGCCAACAAAAATCAGAATATCTTTGTTGTACTGGGTGTGGGAAATGTCCCCAAGTTTTTCTGTGCAAAAAATTGTACTCAATTTCTAGCTCTCTTGCTTTATGCCATTTACTTTTATATTTCATTTTATACCTGCTCTGTGAGCTTTTCATTTAATATGCAGTAATTATAAACCCATAATGGAATTAAATGCAACACTTTTATTAATTATTTTTTAAAAACATATCTAACTCTGAATACATATAAATATTTATTTTTCTTTTGCTTGTTTGTTTCCATGTATTTTTGCTTGATATTCCAAACCTTTGATTGACTAACTGCCAACCCATAGCTTTCCAAAATATATTAGATTCTAAGTCATCTGCACAACCGCAAGACCAACCAAAGGTATAATTATCTTTACCATACTGTGTCACAGCATCTAATAAAATCCGCCCCCTTTGTAGTAATCTAGCATCACTTTGTAAAACTATTTGTGCAATTTTGCCTTTTTTATATTGATCATAAGTTTTTCCGAAACTAGCCAAACAAAATCCAACCAAATCTTTATTGCATTCAATTACAAATAATTTATCGTTACAAACATCAGACCATCTCTTACCTTTTTTAATTCCAGTAATTGCAGCTTCGTATGCAACCTTAGGTATAAATCCAAGCGACTTTGATTCTTTTTTTGACAAATCAACTATATATGGCAGGTCTTTTTCTTTTGCAAATCGCACAAAGCCAAGATCATTAGAATGGCAAATCATTGTCCTCTTGACTATCATCTCTCCAAAGTTTTTCTTCCCATAATCTTTTAGCCCAAACTTGTCCAAAGTCAGCAGGCAAACCATAACTAGTAAAGAACTTATATTCATCACCAAACTTCGTATGAAGCTGTGCATGATGATGTAAACACAAAGGTATAGCATTCCTATCATTAGCCTTTAAGCTCATGCCACGAACTCCGTCATAGGGTTTAAGTAAATGATGTGCCTGCACTTCTCTTGAGTGTGAGTAGTAACCTGCTTTACACAATAGGCAAGGCAATGTCCTAATCCATTTAAGGTGCGACTCATCTTTGTATCTTTTACTAGGCAAGTTAAAAAGGCGCTTCTTCTACCTCAGCTTTATGAGCAACAGTTTCTTCATCATCTTTTACTCTAAGACTAACAGCAGTGTATTCATTGCCTTTATCTGATACTTTTTTCCAACCACCAAACTTGTACTGGACATTGTTCCAAGTTATTGGACCACCAATATCAGGACTTCTTTCAGATTTCTTTTCCTCGTTAAGATGCAACAAACCTGCGGAAACCATAAGCTCGTACTTATCTTCACCCTTAACTTTTGTTTTAACAATTGCAGAATAAATCTCCTCGCCATTTATTTGCATAGTTCCTTTGCGTATCACAGTAGAACCAGTCTCATGCCAAAGAAAACCTTTTAGCTCTTTATCATATTGCTTATCATCCATTTTTTTCTCCTATTAATTTATATTTAAACCCCTTACCACTTGTCCTGCGTTTCTTTTCTATAACTTCCCCAAAGGCAGGAAGTTTATATTTAAGTCTAGCAGGGTCTTTCCTCAAGTTGCGTATAGAAGCAGAAATAGACGGCTCGCCGTAGAACTGTCCTGTTTTCTGCTTGATAGCATCTTGTAGTTCCCAAAATGTCCAATATCTGCCGTCACGCATACAGAAATAGACACAATCATCTAATGTCAGCTTACTCATACAACTTTCTTAGAGTAAATATCAATTAGCTTCTCAAAAGCCTGTAAGTCCCTGTCATTCGCAGGCAACTCATTATAGATGCGTTCTATCTCACTTGAGTTAGCTTTGAATACATCTATGCACTCTTGATCTTCAGGATTAGCTAGAACCTTACGCAAACCACCTATGAAAGCATGAGTGTCAGGAAAGGTTGCATATGGGTGACCTTTTGCATTCTTAAGAACCAAAGATTCTTTAAGATCAGGCGCAGGTTGTTTGTTGTTTATGGCATTGTCTACCTCAAACCCACTTGCATACTCGCCACCACCGAGACCACAGCAAGCCAAAGCACGACCTATTGCACTGGTACAGCAGTTCTCAAGAGCAGAAGTCTTGTTAACCATGCCCTGCGATCTAAATTCTTCCGCATAGTCATTACCTATCTCACGCCATGTGCCGTCCACATAAACGCTTACAGTGGCTTGTACCACCACTCTTTCTAGGTCATTGTGGATAATCTTAGTCTGCACATTGGCATTACTACCAAAATGTTTTCTAAAGGTTTGCAACCGTTTGTCTACGGTTGTGTAGAGCTTACCTTTGATATTGGTTTTATCGCTATCAGCAAGGTTAGCTATTTCATTTATTGATTCAATCAATTTATCACTCATTTTATTCTCCATAGTTCTTTAGCAACCTGTATATCTGAGTCTGACCACATCCAGTGGGATAGGTCAGGATAGAACTGGTCAACCAAAGAGTTAACATCATTATTCTGTAAAAGGTTCATTATTGCTAACGAAGCCCTATACACCTCATCTAATCTCATGCTTATGTCGTCTATCTCAAATGTGATGACCTCTGATTTGGTCTTAGTCACATAGATATAATCAGCATACGCATGATCTTTTTCTAACGCAGTAGCATAAATTGCTAGTTGCCTTTGAACTGGTGGGAGTAATGCAGGTGGTTTCTTTGCAGAGGTTTTTATGTCTCTGATGCAATCCTCATACTCTAAATCTGTGTACCCTATAACTGACACTGGTAGCCCTACATCTATCTCTACTTTCTTTTGATAGCTAACAGGCTCGCCTAAGTGTTTATAGAAAGGCAATCCTATAGACAGATACTTCTCTATATTGTTGTACTCTGTGTCTGCTTTCTCTTGATCAAACACCACGCCTTGACTCTGCTCGTAGCTCATAAGAGATTTGAACTCAGCCTGTGCATCTTCTATAGATGTCTTGTTGCCTATGGCATGGTCTATGACCGTACCTCTTAACATGGCAGGGTTGGTAGGTGACTTATGTTTGGCTAAGTACCGAACAATAAACAGTGGTGGGTTTTGTATGAATAGGTTTATAGAACTGGCTGATAGGTGTTCAATATCAAACTGTTCAAATGGATTATTTTTCATCTTTTAAATACCTCAATTTATGCTTTCAATAAATACGAAATGGAATTATAATCACATATTGGGTTTACCACAACCCTTAATTTAACATTAGGAGACAACCAATGAAGCTGAAAGATTTCTTGCAAGAGAACAACTACACTCAAAATAAATTTATAGAAGCTGTGCATGAAGAAACAGGACATAGATTTTCTCAGGGCGGTCTTGCTAAATACATCATTGGTGTTCGCATACCTAGAAAAAAAGAGATGGGAGTTATTCATAGTTTTACCAAAGGCGTAGTATCACCCAACGACTTTTACTTATAGACTCCAATCATCTACCTCGTATTGTCTTTCTATGAAGATGCGTTTGTCCATGTCATAGAAGAACTTTACCTGTCCGATCTTACCGTATAAGTCCTGTTCTCTTATCTTGCGTGTAATTACGCTAGTGGAGTTGTCATCAAAGTCTCTGTGAATCGTTAGGACTGCATCAGACTGGTTGTGCCAGTGTGCAGCTCCACTTATATCGTAAGCAGAGGGTGGCAGATAAGAACCATCTTGAGACTTAGGTAGCTTTGTTGGATGAGCAACCACCCACATTGTTACCTCATAGTTTCTAGCAAAGCGTTTACAGCTAGAGATAAAGTCTCTTATGTGTTCATCCTCACGCTGATTGCCTTCTCGTTTTGCACTAACCTCATTGTATGGGTCTATCACTATGCCGTTGACTCCGTGTTTGTAAACACTGGATTTTGCTATGTCTATGATCAGGTCTATCTCAGGAACGGCATCTTTAGATTCAATAAAGAAGAAGTGTTTATCAATAAAGCCCATAGCTTCTACCAACTCTGATCTGCTCATGCGATTACCGAAGCCCTCATCAAATGCTTTCTGACAATACATCTGTGTCATTCTTCTGATGTGCATACTCGTTGAGTGTTCAGGAGAAAAGATTGCAAACTTCCAACCCTGATTTTTTGCTAGGTTAAGAAGTATCTGATCAAGTATTAAAGACTTACCATGATTAGGTATGCCAGTAATTACATGAAAAGTACCAGTCATGATCTTATAAATATCATCCAGTGAACCCATGCCAATCTCTACAGGCTTCTCATAGTTGCCCTCATACAGATCAATCAGTTGATCAAAGTAATCATGACCTTTGTATAAGCCATTGATAGGATAGGGTATGGCATTGTCTATAAGTTCCTTGAGTTTGGTTGCACCGTGTTTCATTAGAACTTCATTGGCATCTTTGCATCCTTCAGGACACTTCACATACCAACAGCGATCTTTACCAAACCTATGAAGCAGTTCTTTGTGTAGTGATCTGCCTGCTGTGTCATTGTCAGTAAATATAATTATGTTCTTGGCAACAAGGGGTGAATTGTCTAAGGCTTTGAACCTAGCATCATTGGGGTCAAACTTGGCTTCTTTGGGTGCGCCATCAGGAAGCGTTGTGCTGTTCGTTATGCCACTCTCAAACAAACTAATGCAATCCATCTCACCTTCGCAGAAAATGACCGTATCGCTTTTGTACACATTGTCATAGTTATATAAGATGCGTTTAGCGTTAGGCGATTGTCTAAACTGTTTATCAACCGTCCTGTATTTAACATTGACCAGTGAGCCGTGTTCGTCAAAGTATTGAAATGCAATCCATGAGTTCTCGTTAAAGATTTTCATAGAGTCAACTGTTGATTTAGAAATGCCACGATCACCGAAGAACTTGTACATGGAATTATCTGTAGACTTAGACTCAGGAACTACTGGTGTTTGATAGGTCTTAGGCTTAAAAGAATTAGACCCATCTCCTGACCCACCTCTAAATTCACAATGATGACAATTCCAAACCACCGTATTATTTTCTATGGTGACTGAGAGTGGATTATCTTTTGGATTGTGTGGGGGCTGACAAGAAGGACACTTTACTTTTTGATTACCTTCACCGTAATGTTTTAAATTTATTCTGTTGTCCATAAGGACGGTACTTATATCTTTCATTTTATTTCCTTACCCTGCGAGAGAGTTCAATGATTTTTTAACTTTTGTTACTGTTGTATCTGCATCATCAAGATACCGTTTTTGATTTAACCATGTTGTGCAATGAGGTACAAATTTTAAATCCATCTTTTCATCTGCAACAAACTCTGCATAAGACTTTATCTTTTTCAAAAGTTCTTCATGGGATATTTCTTTTAATGCAATCTTGTATTTCTGAGAAGCTGAATACTTGTTTGTCTTGCGTGGATAGATTTTCCAAAACTCCTCAAAGAGGTCTTTAGTATTATCTTTAGTATCTTCTTTAGTATTGGGGGGTGC